ATCTTCAAAATACATTAAAGTTAAATTATTTTTTTTTTTGAATTCTCTTAGAACATTAATGGGTTTTCCCTGATATTTTATTTTATATTTTTCTATTCTGGTTATAGAATATTTTCTCATGGACTGAAATGCGGCGAAAAGTCCTGGCGCTATTATAAGAATTATCAAAAAGAATATTGGAAAAAACAGCTTTTTTATTAACTATATTAATTATTTCTATAAATCAATTTTCTTTATTATATATAATGAATACTGATTTGATATTAGACGCCATAGCGGAAGTTCCGTTTGAAAATTTTTTATCATCAATTAAAAAATTAAAAGATGAAAACAAAAAATTAGTCAAAAAAAATAATAAAATGTTGGAAAGATTAGACGAATGTATTCAATTATTATCTTCACATTATAAATTAAATAAACAACTGCGAGAACTTGAAAATGAGAAAACTCAATTAATAAACGCATTGAGAAAAGAAAATCTTTCACTTACTACAATAATTGATGATTTAACAATAATTAATAAAGATCTTGAAAAAGAAAACAAAATATTGTGGTCTTCTGAAGGAAATAAAGAAAGAGGAAATTTTGATCAAGAAATACTTTATAAAGATTTGTCTGAAAAAGAAGAAAAAATAAAAAATCTTACCATTCAATTTGAAGAATTAAAAAAAGAAAATGAAAAACTTAAAAAAAAACAAGTTTTTGTTTTCAGAGCCCCACCCTAAAAAATTGATTACACATTTGATCTTTTAATAATTGTAAAAATGACCACTCAAGACTGTCCTATTTGCTGTGAACCTTTTGATCATTCTACCCATACAGCGGTTGAATGCATCAAATGTTCTTTTAAATCTTGTAGAACTTGTTGTAGGAAATATCTTTTGACGAAACCAAAAGAAGCTCATTGTATGAGCTGTGAAGATGTATGGAGTAGAGAATTTATGGTTGAAAACCTATGTAGAAGCTTTGTTTATGGAGATTGGAAGCGTTATAAAGAGGGACTTTTATTGGAGACTGAGAAAGCCCGACTTGTTGAAGATGTTGAAAATGCTGCCCGTGTAAAACAACAAACAGCACTTAGGGTAGAAAAAGAAGAACTTCGCAAAAAAATGCGAGAACTTCGTGAAAAACAAAGGAGGCTTGATACCAAATTGTGGGAAGTGCAGCGTATTATGAATGGTGACATTCTTCCTGAGAAGAAACCACGCGAATTTATTCAAAAATGTCCGGGGGAAAACTGCAATGGATTTCTTTCAACCGCATGGAAGTGTAAGATTTGTGATTTGGTGGTCTGTTCAAAATGTCATGAAATTAAAGAAAATCCAGCGGAGGGGGGGGGAGCACCTCATATTTGCAAACAAGATAATATTGATACCGTGAAATTTTTGAAAAGGGATACCAAAAAATGCCCTAAGTGTGCTATCCGAATTCATAAGATTAATGGCTGTGATCAAATGTGGTGCACTCAATGTCATATTGCTTTTAAATGGAGCACCGGAGATATTGTTACCAATGGAATTATTCATAATCCTCATTTTGTAGCATATCAAAAAGAACTAGCAAAACAGGGAAAATTCATGTCTGCTCGGGCTGTTGGAGATGTTCCTTGTGGAGGTATTCCTGCTCATTATCAATTTTATAATGCGGTTGTTAAACGATTTGCTCCACACACGCGGCGAGGTTGGCGCCCAATTGGACGTGACAGACATGGCGATGATTTATGGGCTCAATTGATGGATCTTCATCGTAATGGTATCCATATTCAAGAGGTAATTGTAAGAAATATGAGACATGATGTTCAAACGATGGATAATAATCGCGATATTCGCATTAAGTTTATTTTAGGTAAAATTGACGAGAAAAAACTTTCATCAATGGTTATTAGTAGGGCATTGATGAAAGAAAAAAAAACTGCAATGTTGCATGTATATGAATTGGTAAACACTATTATTACCGAGAATATTCGTGAAATATGGCAATCAAAAGATGTGATAATTGAAAAACACCGAGAAATATGTGAGCAATGTATTAAGAATTGTCATCGCATTCGCATTTATGCAAATGAGGAATTAAAAAAGGTTAGTGTTACCTATGGACAGACGGTGGAATTATTTGATAAAGATTTTCAAACATCTCGGAAGAAATATTGTAAAAAAACGTTAAAAGCTGAGATTTCTAAGAAAGAGGAAATTGCGAAAAAGACGGGACATTCATTATCTGATATTGGGCTGATCATTGATTCGCTGGAAACATATATTTAATTCCATCATTAATGTCCGATATTTCCTTATAATATTTTGTGGATTATTTCCATTTTTTAATTCTTCCATAACAGATTTTATTAACATTTTATCAGGAAAATTAAAACCTTTTTTTTTCCATATGATTGGTATAATTGAAATTCCATGGCTGCGCTTTAAATGACCTTTTCCTCTAAAAACTATATTTTCCAAAAATATTAAAACATCGTCTTTTATGTCTTTTCTATCCATTCTATTTGAACTTCTATATATATAACGATTGTAATTGTTATCCTCATATATTTTATCTGATAAATCATATCGGATAAAATTTTTAATACAACCAATGCCCTCTATCTTATTTTCATCGTTGTTCATTTCTAAAATGAAAATTTTTGCCCCCATGTCCACCCTACGCCAATAAGGTGATTTTGCAATTGGAATAGGAGAGCCGTAAACACACCCATCCCAATTATTATCTTCCCTCCATTTTTTGTTTTCTTGAAAGGTTTCATTTGAAAATCGCACCGTTCCAATATAGAACATAAACTTTTCGGAAAAGTTTATTAAAATATTTTATATCAATTTTTTAATCTCATATATATTCTTATCGTCTATGACTTCTGCGGCGTTTACGACTTCTACGGCGTTTACGGCGTTTACGACTTCTAGGGCGTCTACGACGAGTTCTTCGCGCACCGCCTCGCTTTTTTGTGACGATCTTGCGAAATTTGTTGCGGACACGACGTGCCGTATTGCCAAAGTGTCCAGGACGTAATGAATATGGTCCCTTATGCGTCGCACGCCAAGCAGCGCGTTTTGCTTTCCGCTCCATTTTTCCTCCATCTACAGGTGAAGACGTGTGGCGATAAGCTTGGCTTTTGACGTATTTTTTACGCGCATCAAGTATAGATTCTTCGCGACGCGGAGCATATCTTACTGCACCACTTGGCGAAACCCACCCTCCAAGGGATGAGTCCCATTCTTCAGGAGGCAATGGGGGTGTATTGTTAGGGGCGGGAACTCTCGTCGCGAAATTTTGAAGAGACTCAGCGGATCTCCCTTTTTTTGTGTATTTTACCGCTTCGTTTGCAATTTTTCTCGCCATTGCCCGCGCATTATTTCCTCCACCACCATTTTTTTTTCGTCTTAACGTTCTCATATACTATGTATTAAGATTTTTTTTGTTGGTTCCTTTTTTTTGGTGCTTAATTCTATGCAGGGTAAATAATTTTTTTTATGAAATTCCAATATAACCTTTCTTTCTGATGGTTCTAAATTAAAAAGGTTAAATAATTCATCATCATCTATTTTTTTGTTTTTGTTATAAAACTTTGTAATATCAGGAAGCAATTCAAAAATACTTTTTTCAAGATATTTCATTCTATACCTAGTTGCTTCAAATAAATATCTTGCAAAACGTGTAGAAAGAAAATCTCTTATCATAAGCATTTCACCAAACGGCCTTTCAATAATTATATAATTATCTCTATTAGAAATACCAAATTTACCTTGTTCATCAAAAAAAGGAAAGCCATACATTTTATGAGCCAAGATTAATTTTGGAATTCCACAATATTGTATTGGACGATTTGTATAATTTATTTTTAAATATGGCTGATTCTTATCTAACAAACATGTTTTAACATTCGGATAAGGTGTTATAAAAGAAAATTTTTTACTATAATGTGCCTTTTTATCGGGCATATTTGTTTTTATTACATCTAAATTACCATATATTTTTACATATTTCTGTAATTTATAAAGTGTGTAAGAAGCAAATACCGGTATTGGTAAATCTTTTTTATAAAAAAACCATGGTAAATATAATTTTAATTTTTTGTCAAAAATTGTTACATGGTTTGGTGGCAAACATTTTTGTAATAAAAAAAAACAGGTTGGAGTCTGAGCTTTTCCATGAAATATTTTATTTGTCTCTGTATTTGTAAAACAATTGATTTTTTGAAGTTTGAATTGTGTTAAATAATAATATATTTTTGCTCTATCCGGTCTCATCCATATTGATGGTGTAATCATTGCCAAATATCCATTGTGTTTTAATATTGAAATAGAACGTTTTAAAAAAACAGGCCATATTGTTACCCCATCTTTTGTTTTATCTAATTTTTTATTTGTTGGAACCTTTTTAAATCCACGACTATTAAATGGGGGATTTCCAATAATGATATCAAAAACAGGAAGTTTTATTTTTAAAAAATCTTCATTGTAAATATTTGCCTTTTTACCAAATAATTCTCTTAATTTTGGAATATGTTCTTCATTAATCTCTACCATATACAACATTTTTTCAATTATATGATTCTTTCTTTCTTTTTCATTTGGTATTTCTTTTTCCAATCCTATATATAATTTTTTAAATAAAAGTATCATAAAATATCCATGTCCGCAACAAGGATCCAACCATTTAATGGAAGAACATGTAAAACATTCTTCGGGTATTATACCAAGTATTCTTTCAATGAGATTAAAATCTGTATTTACTTCACCATATTTTTCTTTATTTTTACTTTCTGTTAAATCTTGTTTTAAATCTGAAAACATTTATAATATAAAGTAATAATAATCAAACATATAGAGCGCGCTTCCATTAAAAAAATTGATACTTTTGTTCTACTTTTCCCAAAAGTAGAATGGACAAGATATTTATTGATCTTGACAATGATAATCCTGGTGTTATTATGAGGGAAATTTTTAAATTTCTTTTTCCTTCTTGTAAAGAAAAAAATATAATGATACTTTGTTGTGTTAATAAATATTTTAAAAAAGTTTTAGATTATCAGCATCCAAAATTTATGACACTCCGAGCATGTGGTTTTAATATTTGTGAAAAATGTACTCCTGATTATAAAGATTTAAAAAAATTGGAGTCTGCTTTGATTAGGCAACAAAGGATCGATGGACAAGGATGGATACATTTTGATACTAAGGAGCAGGCTTATAAATATGAGCATATAGTTGCAATGCATTTCATAATAAGGGGAAGATGTTGTGGCGGCAAAGGTCTTGCAATTAGATAGCTCGCACCAATCCTGGTAGTATTTTAAATCGCTTATATGTATTTACAGTTATATAACTCCAAATGGGATAGGGGAGAAAATATCTTTTGTCATTTTTATCTATCATCTTGAATGTGCCTGAGCCGCTTAATACCCATCCCCAAACTTGTATAACGTCTCGCGATTTTTGTTTTATTTTTGTTATTTGTATTGTTGCATTATTCGCAAATTGATAAGAATATCCGGATTTGAAGAATTCGTTAGAATTCCGATGAGTAACATGATCCTGAATTTGTCCCTTGTCTTCCCATATTTTCAATAAACATTTTTCATGGGGTAATTTAAATTGGATACCTTCATGTCCTAATATAAATCCATAATTATAATTTTCGTAAGATTTTTTAATTGTTTTGAAGAAATTTTGAACAAATTTTAAAGATTTTTTACTGATATTTGCGAATGAAGCAAGATCTTTTGTGGGTAAGTATTGGAGAATAAGGTCATAACGTTGCCATAGATTTCCGAGATCTAAGAGTGAAGTTGTCATTGTGTTTATATTAAATTGTAATAAAGAATTCTAATCAATTTTTTTATGTGGATTATACCTGAAGTTTGGGAAATTATTAAAAGTTTTTTATTAGAAGAGGAATGGAAATGGAAATTTCGTAAGGTTATAAAAGAATTACCAAAAGCGCAGTATTGCGAGTTATCTACCATTAGGATTTGTCGCGCTCCCATTAATTTGACAATAAGAAAAAGATTTCAAAAATTATTTTTTTTTGAAAATCATTTTGAAAGATTGATTCATGTTTGTTCAATATCTACATAATTCAAGTATTTTTTATATTTACACCCGATATCCAATATAACATTGCTTGGATCAAAAGAAACATACTGTTTATTTTCATTTAATGTAATAGTAAAATCCGCATTATCCTCATCAACTTCTCCTGAAATAGCTACCTGTTCTATCAGAGATTCTGTTATTGGGGGAATTGTCATAACTGTTTTTGTTCCCAATGGTGTATCGGGTATAAGATTTGTTTCTGCACAGGATGGATCACACACTTTAAACCCCTTTTTATTGCTATATAATAGGTCATAACTGTGTGCTTTTTTAACTCCACTTCCATCATAACAAAACGTTCCATCAAAATTCATCTCATAATCCTTTACTAATTCCAAATTTTCATTAAAAATTACGGTAGATTTTAAGTTATAGGTTCTATCTCCTGAATTTTGTTTTTGTTTTCCATTATTAAAACATCTCATATATATTAGTTTGGGAATTAATTATAAATACAATTAAATTCAAGAGCAATTGAATAATCGCGATTATTTAATGAAACAATTCTTCCAAATTCGTCCAATAATTGAAGTTTTAATTTTTGAATATGTATTGGTCCAAAATAGTTGCGTTCAGATGTTGTTAGATCATTAATATCGTCCGCTACTTGAGCATTTCCAC